AACAACATTATTACGACCAGAACTATAGATTGTTTGTGTACGTTCATTACATTGTTGGGCAAATGTTGTTCTTAATGCCATTGCTTCTTGTTCTTTAAACTCTGGTATTATCATTTGTACACTATCCATATCCATACGGTCTTCGAATATTTTTTTAGCAGCACCATAAGCAATATATTGTGACCATTCAGCAAGTTTAGGTACTGCACCACTACTAAGAAGTTCTAATGGCTGTACATCAACTTCCATCTGTACTGAATAGGCTTTATCAGGAACAGGCCTTAATGTCATAATGTTGTCATAATAAAGCATAGCTAATGGTTTACCAGGCAAATAAGGTACTGTCTCACTATAAATGACTGCACCAACAGCAGTTACATTAAGAAAATTAAGCGTATAAGCACCAGTAACATAATTGATAGTTCCCATAGGTAAAGCAGTACCTACTGTATAAAGAAGGCCTGTTGTATTAGTATTAGGAATATCAGTAAGAACCATTGATCTACCATTGGTATCAACACAGGTAAAAGCTACATTATTTTGTAAGACTGGCAGACTGCTTAAGTTTCCTGTAAAAGCACCCGTTGTCCCATCACCACGTAATGCAGTATCAGCGACTAAATTTACTTTAGGCCAACCTACAAAGAATTTTGTTCTATCTTGTGTGTAATAACCAAGATTACCTGAAAGATAAATAGGCGGATGAACAGCAATAACTTTATTATTAAAATCATAAAGAGGATCAGTAACTGGTCTTACTGCACCAAATTCTAATGTTTGATAGGTATCAACATAGGGTTGTGTATAAAAAGAGAGCGTACTTCTTAACGAAAAAAGCCTTAATTGGCTTGGAAAATCATAAAGAATAAATGTATTAACATAGTTATCTATTTCTGTATCGGATATTTGTGCATTACCAGGACTTCTTGTTAATTTACGTACTTTTGTTCGAATATCACTCAATGTAGAAAGCGCCATACAATCTCCTTAAGGATAAGGTAAAACATTTTGTGTACTTGCTGCTAAAAGAGAATTAATTTCCCCAATAGGAATAACCTGGGCATACTGCAATTCAGCACCAGGAGGCAGATGTCCTATTGGGGCCGGAGGAACTATGAATTGATCGAAATCAGTGGTATCGATATCTACAGAAAATGTTGTAGGACTTAGTACGGTAATTGATGAAGTTAATTCATCTATCTGCATCATGCCAAAATCAACCGGTATGCGAAATCTAACGATAGTACCCGTAACATATTGATGATCAAATGAGGTGGTTACGACTGCATTGATAGCATTAGTAATCGAAGTTACAATACGCATAGCAGGTTGAAATGCCGGAAATTGTATGGCTTCTATAGACATCGAATTCCTTTATACTGCCAAAGGTTTATTGGTTACTTCAATGATCTGACTTGGCATGAAATCATCATAATCATTGTCATAATCAATAGGAGTAAAGCTAAAACGAGGGATTCTTCTACAAGATTGCATTGTCGCTGCATGCATATGTCCATCATTTACCCCCGCTTTTGTTCCTTCACTGGCAAATGGTGACTGTAAATCTTGATATTCAAGAGAACAACAGCCTTTATTGAGATGACGAACTACTGCACGTGGCAATTGATAGATCTCGTTATGAAGTAGTTCATACATTTTGTATTCGCCTTTATAAGCCTTAAAACCAAAGCGAAGCTTTTCATTATTAAAACAATGTTGTTTTTCCATGATTCTAAATCTTCCGGTAATCATTTCAGAATCACGAGCAATAATGTCAGGCAAAATGCGAGCAAGTTCCTCTTTTGTCATTCTTTGCCCTGGCTTTGATGGCTTCTGCACTTCACCAGTACTTATTTGTTCCAATTTCTTAACCATTGTTCTCCTTAGATTTCACTGCTATATTCAAAATGCTTCATTTAACTCCTATCTATGGCTGGTCCTATCCAGCCTTTTTTTATAAGTTTCCTGACTTATAAGCACGCCAATAAATGACGTTCGTAATAACACCAGCAGGACTATTAGCACCAGCCATCAAGGTGATACCAAATTGAGCGGTATTAAACGTTGCATCATTAAATGGATTAACGCCTAATGCAATAGCTGTTGCGGTATTTTCCCCAACAGGAATTACTTGAGCTGGCGTAAATGTTGGATCAGCAGTTAGTGGCCATGCGAATGCAGTCATACCAGTTGTATCAACATCTACCGTAATAGTATTTGTTACTGTATTAACTGCTACGATGGTTGCTTCAACACCATTTAACTCTGTCATGCCATAAGCAAGAGCGGTGACGGTAGGAATAACAAAGAGAATCTTTTGCCCTACAAGATACCCATGGGTAACACTGAGTGTTACGACTGCTTGAGCAGCTTGTGTAATATTCGTGATTATTCGTCGTCGAGGGTAAAAAATAGGATCGTAAGGAATTCTACGAACAGAACCAGCAACGGCACCAGTCGCTGCAATTGTAGGACCATAAGGCAACTCAATGCTTGCACCAGCAATAATTGTACCAACAGTAAAATCAATACCACCAAATTGCAAAGCACCTGGAGTATTGATAACACGGATAATATCACCAGTATTAAACTGTGAAGTCGTACCAGCAACAGCAGTAATTACTGGAGGAGTTGCTGCGGTGATTCCGGTTGTTGCCAATAAAGGACCCGGAACTTGTACTGATGTATCAGTTAGATAAAATCCTGCCCCAGCTGCAATTTGAGCGGGAACTAATGCATTAGTAGCAACTGTCTTTGTATAAATAAGACCACGACCATTGGCCATGCCACGTTGCCAATAGAATTGTGCACCGGTTCCTGCACCAGCACCATAAAGAAGTGTTTCATTATACACTTCAATACTATCAACATCGGTTGGTAATGGTATGAAGGTGGCTGTTTCATCAGAAACAAACCTGCCCTGATACATATCAGGACCAGAAAAAATTATAGCCATTATATATCCTTCTTATCGTAACGTACAACGGGTATTGGTGATCCAGAGGTCTTGCAATATTTTTGGCACCTCAGCCATAACCCACGATACAGTAACGTTTTGTGCTAATGGACCACTGTAGATAGCTGGACGGAAGATAATTCTACTTGAATAATTATCTTGCTCAACTTTCGCATATGATTCCATACCACAAAGGAAGCAATTATAGACATCATTTCCTAACGCAGAAGCATTCGGAGTGATGCTGCCGGCGCTCGATACAAGCCATCTGGTGTTATTGTAGCTACCCCATTCTGATTGCATTACTTTATTGTCATTTGGATAGTTCCACTTCGCAATAAAGTTAGGTAATGTATTAAGGTCTTTAATTAAATTTGAGTGACAAAGAGCAATAAAGGAATCACGAACAGGCGCTGTACCAAACTTATTTTCCCCGCCCTGACGTTGGAGAATCATCCAGGCATCATTCGATATTAATGCAGCAGTAACTTCATCAATATCTCCCCCTGAAAGATCAGAAGGTACGTCACCATTTGTTCCACCAGTACAGTTGTACATAGTAGCTGTAGAAGCTAACATATCACGAGTCAACTGATCTTCGGTAAGCCTCATCGACAATCCGAGAAGTTCAGCTGTCTCAGCTAGCACTGCATGCTGATTTTGCAATACAACCTGTTGGTTAATTGCTACATATTGCACTTTCTGTTACTTTTATGACCTATTTCTAGGCGGGCGAACCTCTTCGGATTCACCTCTCTGCCTTATCGCGCAGAGTTCAGACTATCGCATCACCTTTCGGTGTCTTCTCACTTAGTCGTTCAGGCTGATCAATTTCACAGTAATAATGGAAAAATACAAAATCTTCCACATCAAGCATGCCATGCATATTGCACCATCCCTCTAGTTGATCTTTTGAAATAAATCGTATTATTTCATAGTATTCATCACGATAGCAATCCTTAGCATGTGCCAATATGTACCATTTTGACTTATCTAGGTTCTCGATATCTGAATATTTTGTGAATTTATTCCAATTCATTGATCTTGCCCCTTGTTACCGGTTAGCTTAATGCCACTTCGGCTTCCAAGTCAATCAGAGAAGATTTTACTACGGCCAATCTATAACCGTAAAATGAAACGGTTGCATCAATATCAACACGGTTCAATGGAGTTGCTGGCGGCGTGGAGCCCGACGGTCCGAGTGGCACTGGCGCCGTTGGCAATCTATCGAAACGACTCATACGAATGGTTGTACCGCCTTTATCCTTCAATCGTTTTGGTAAGGCAGCAACATTGTGAATAGCATGCGGTGTTCTAACCGCAAGCAATACGTCATCGACCGAAGCCTGAACTTCTGGTGGTAACGTGGTAATAGTTGTTAACATGAAT